TAATTTACACAGTCTGTGCCATACTCAGCATTAGATCCAGCTGTTATTAATCCATACGATTCTAATATCATTGATGTGAATTGATATCTACCAAGTTGGTTATTTGCGCCAATTTTTGTATAATCCCACAAACTTTCAGTATATCCAATTTGTGATTGTAAATTATAAAGCTGGGTTGATGATAACTCGCCAAACTGGGCCCATTCCGGTAGTATAGCCGGTGAATCTATTCTACCAAGCCAACTAAGTGGCAATGGATTGGCGATCCCTTTACCTGCTGCATTACGCAGACCGGTATCCATTAAAATAGTCCCCCGGGAATTGGTACTTTAGGATTGGGTCTAGATTTCCCGTCAGCAGCAAGCCAGGGCTCGTGTGCTGGGGCCACTGTGCAAATAGTTGCTAATCCAGTATTAACTGGAGTCCATATACTACCGGATAGTTTAGTATCTTGAAGACTATTAGTGCTAGTAGGCATAACCGGCAAACTCGGGATTGGTATTCCACAATTTAACTTCAGTGATACTAGCCCAGTAATACTAGTCCAGCCTAGCGAAGTTACACTAACTGACCCTAACCCGCTAACGCTGGCCATTGTCATACTAGACAAGGATGCCGGTCCATCGGATTTAATGCTTACCCCAGCTATCGCTTGTGCTGAGAACGATCCATTGGTAGTAATAGCTACTCCAGCAGTGCCATTGATTTTAACCAGCGGTGCTTGCATACTAATCAATGCATCACTGTGAAAATCCATTGGGCCTTCGGTACGCATGTGTATACCACCACGACTGTACACGTTAATTGCGCCGCTAGCACTAAACTCTAACCATTGGTTACCTGTATCGCTAGCAATGTACAAAACATGCTCCGTATCGTTCATTAAAATTTGGTGGCCACCACTAGTGCGTAATCTCACTAACTGATCAGTTCCCTCCGGGTTAATCGTATCCCCGGCAGCACCATCATCCATTACAAATTGATGCCCGCCTGTGCGATATATAACTTTTTGCGGAGACCCAGGAATTTGATCGGTATATGTTGCTTTGCGACCCGGTGTACTAATACCATACACATTACTCGGTGCTTCGCGCATACTGCTACTACTAATAGCACCACGTATTTTATCTCTATCTAATCCTTGCCGGATTAATACCGCAGACTGAACCTCATGCGGATAGCGGGGAGTATTTGTTAGTGCGTCGGCAGCAAAGCCCGTTGGGTTAGTAGTACTAAATTCAGTAACCGGCAAATTACTATTATTGCCAATTAATGTACTTAAATTATCGCTTTGTAATGTCTGTAGTGGGCCACCGATTGCCCTACCTAATGCAGGAACCATATGATGACTTGAACTATCGTAAACACATGCAAACCAATATCCCCTGTTGTAGTCACCAGCAACAAATGTTACTAATACTTTGCAACCAACGTCAGGCGGCACCATCCACATACCGTAGCTCTGTCCTGCCGAAGCAACGCCATCTGGTAACAGTTGAGTATCTGTCCCATACGTCTGGCCATAGAATGGACTTGCATAACTAACTACAGGATACAGGGTAGTGTTAAACCAGTCGCCTGTATTTGCACCCCACTCCGGGATGTAAACTCTAAGTTGCCCCATTCTACTGCCTACTATATGCTCAACTACTTCAGCTTCATACGGACCGGGGTCTACTGTAAATCCCGACTTTGCGTTGGCAATTGCTGACGCTGCTGCGCCAGATTTTCTATCTTGACTTGATGCCATTTAATTGATTTCCTATCGCCCGACGGTGACGCCGGACTGGTTAACTTGACTTTGAGTTACTGCTGATATCGCACGGGCTGTTTCCGCAAGGCGTGCAGGCTGTATCGTCTCTCTACTATTTAACTGGGCAGCGGAGTATGCTGTTACATAATTTTGATTTGCTATTCGCGTTAATACCATATCCTGTGTAAAAATTCCCTTAGCAAACTTATTAACAACGGTAATCAGAGTGTACTGACCGCTAAACAATGCAGAACTAGCAGCAGTAGACGGGTCCGGAAATGATAGCCCTTTATTTGTATATTCTTGGTCTACGTCAAGGATAGATCTAATATTAACTAATATCGGCAGTTCTCCAGTGTCCATACGGAAGTGACCGTACTTTGTCACAAATTCGTCTTGCCCTTGTTTATCCCAGGCATTGTACAACGCGGCTTGATTGGGACTAGGTACATACAACCAATCATCTTGTCTGATTAACGTAGGGTCGCCAATTATAGTTAAGTTCATCTTAACCATGTCGCCCTCGGACCGGTTATATAATGAATCGAGCACGTCTACTCCAATTTGCGCGCCGGGGCGATTCAGCATACCCATACCAGTGGTTATTTGCGGCTTGTTAACCACCGGCTGGTTACGCATCGGCGTTGGATTTAATATAGTAGCCAGCCCGGCTTTTATTCTCGCTACCAACGAACGACTTAGTATGGGATCTTGTCGACTGTTCGAAAGTATCTCGTCAGCGTTTGTAGTAGAAGTTGCTAACGTAGATGCGACTTGGTTGGGCCAGGACAATACAGGCACGTAATAAGTTAAATCATAGTTTAGCTTCAGATCAATTATGTCAACATTTTTCCCAGTGAATATATAATCATATTCCTTACAAGTGTAAGGTACGCTATCAGCAAATAGGGGCAATGCAGGATGTGGGGCAGACCAAGTAGAATACTGATGTATAGTATACGTAAACTTTTTAGGATATTGGCCGCGCATATTATCAAAGTTATTGGCAGTTACTTCTTCACCGTCGGCGTTAACCCCGATAAATTCTGACCGAACTTGAGTTTTAAATGAATTAAAAATGCTATCCTGTGCAATTGTACTGGTTGCTGCACTTCCTTCTAATTTGAGTTGAGCATCGATGATGTATTCAGACTGAGCTAATACTCGTGTAATAATGTCTACTATAGATGATCCACGCGGAATACTAAACCCAGCCTTAGTAAGATCAATTTTGTTTGCACTGGGGTTGCTTTGCTGCAATTGTTGTTTTTTATCATACACAATTTTACTGTTGGCAATAGCCGGGTCAATATCAAATTCATATGAGTCAGCAAATATTGTTTTGCCATCAATCGCCGTGGCTTGGTGGTAATTATTTAATTGTCTAGTAAATGATTTTGTATTCCAATGGTCAAAGAATTCCTTAACTGTCCCGGCTTCAACCACAATGGGAGTTTGTATACACCCATATTCCTGTGTTAACCCAGCATTTGCTGCGCTCACTAGCGTTAATCTATAAGTTGAACCCGAGCTGTTTACTTCTAATTTAACTTCTGTTATAGCGATAGGGAAACGCTTTTGAAATAACATCATCTCAGACTGCGGCACTTGATTGCCTGCATCATCGTAGCCTTTGAAGTTTAGTTCAAGCATATAAGGATGAACGCACCAATTAGTAAACTGGCTACCATTAAATGATGCTGCCACTAATACATCAACTAGCGAGACCCCATAAGATTCGACAATCGTCATTGTTCCTGAGATTATATTGCTGCTTCTACTGCGCTTAGATGGCGCAACTGATGTTGTTAATGTTACATCTTGAATATTATAATTTAGCCCAAATGTAGCAGGATGGCGACGGTCGGGGTATAGTCCGCTGTCTTCGGCAATCACATAACTCTTATCACTTAATTTATATGACAGTGCGTCAGTTACGTCAGGAGATGCTGCTATATTATTATAGTCCGACATGTCTAACCACCACAATGTCCACGAATATGTATACGATGCAAACTTACCCAATGGGTTTGGCATTGGCGAGTATTGCTTCGGCATTTTTATCGTCGTTGCAGCAAGGGTTTGAGTAGTTGCCATTCTATTATAGTCCTAGTGCTCGACTAACGACGATGTTAGTCGGTACATAAATTACTTTGCCGGGGACGAATCCAAATATCGGATCTTTAAGAACATCGGGATTCCGTACAGTAAATACCCACCATAAATTTGCATCTTTGTACATATCGTATGCTAGTAAGTCTGGTCTAAACGCATAAGCTGTGTCAATTTGATATACTGCATCTGACACGTCAGCAGGTATTGTTTTGCTTGCCCAGATGTCAAGAAATGACCCCCACATCCCGGTGCCGTAATACGGACTAGCCTTAGAATAAGTTGCAGCCATTATAGGTATCCTCCGTTTCCACTTTTACCATACCCAGCTGGTTGACTTGCTCCAAATGCTGTCGCAGGTAGTCCTGCACCAGGTGTGTTAACTAATGCTCCGCGAGCAAAATCGTTAAGACTGAAATTACCACTTTGGCTAGATCTACTGTAGATAGGTTGTAATGCCAGCGTGATAGTAGAAGTAGTAGGTAGACGGGTAGAATTCATTCTGCGGCTTGTTAATTGAGGGTTGTATCCTTGCTTAGTAACAAAAGGTTCAGGTATGTCCATGTAGTCACAGTCTGCAGGCATTGTATGAGAGAAATTAGTTACCACGCAAGGTACGTTAGGTAGATAGTATTGCCCATATCCATTCAAATATACCATTGGCGGTGGGTTACCGGCTTGCGGATCCATACCAAAGAACATCTTAGTAAGAGATCTAAAAAAGTAAATAGTTGCCATTAAGTATTGACCTTCGTCAACACTCTGCACAGTAAATTCTGCTGTAATTGAGATTGGGTTTACTTCGGAGTTTTCGTAGAAATAGCTCGAATAATTATTGTGTGTCAATTTCTGCTGTGTGTAGTTGGCAGTATGAGTTACTGCAACAGTTGGTGTATACGGGAATACCACCCCGATTCGTTTTTGCCCACTTAGCCCAGTTAGACTACCAATAGCACTAGCCACTGTGTTCATACCTCCAGAGAATCCAGGTTCATTAATCAATGGGCTCAATAAGCTATTATTAGGATCGTTATAGAAATAATCAGCATTGGGGGCAAGGCTTACCCGGACACGCCAGTCTGTGCTAGCATCAGGAAATATAAAATTTGGGGCCGGGCCAATAGTCCGTTGACTATACTTGTACATGTCGGCTACGTTTTGTCGTGTACTTGCCTGACTCAGACCAACTGATCCCAATACAGCGGAGCCAACAGCGTTGCCGACGGCTGCGCCAATTGGGCCACCTAGTGTAGCGCCAGGAAGTCCTGGATTCGGAAGTACTGCCATAATGATCGGTCCTGTGTTATATTGTATTTATTGTATTAATAAACTGCGTAGATAATGTTTATTTAAATATATGGTTGACTTATCTGTGGGAAATATGCTACTATGTTATAACAAAAAGGATACCTATATGGCCCGCATTAATTACCTCAATAATAAAGACATTTTAAAAGAAATTCACAAAAGCAAGACTACGTACTGCAAGTTCATCGATTCTGCAGATTCCGACTATGACATGATCTTACTGGATGTCAATTTGATAACCCCCGAAATTATCGAAGAAGCAAGAACTATCAGGGCAGAGCGCCTTACTAAGATTGCACACGAAGCGGACTTTGCAGCAACTGGTACAAAGAAGAAGATCGACGAATTTGAAGTTAATGTTAACCGTATTTTAGCAACTGACGTGGTGTTTCGAGTTATGACGTGGGATCATATCCCAGTTGATGACATCAAAAGCCGTAAAGCTGCTGTTAAGAAGATGGAAGAAGAAGACGGTAGCTCATCCCGTAGTGAATATGAAGACGATGAATTAGATATTGCCGGTAATACTAAATATGTTAAAGTAAATTTCCCGCCGTTCTTTCATTATAAAATCAATGAAGCAGGCAATCCTGTTGTAGTTGCCAAAAGTCATTGGAAAGGTGATTTAATCACTGGGGAATTTAATAAAGAACAGGGCAGTATGACCCCAAAGCTAGCACATATGTTTATTAAACTATGCGAACGCTATGCTACACGTAGCAATTGGCGTGGATATACATACAACGAAGAGATGCGCGGTCAAGCACTACTACAGTTAAGCCAAATTGGACTACAGTTCGATGAAAACAAATCACAAAATCCATTTGCATATTACACAGCGGCTATTACAAACTCGTTTACCCGTGTTTTAAATATCGAAAAGCGTAATCAAAATTTACGCGATGACATTTTAGAAATGAATGGGCTAACTCCTAGCTACACGCGCCAGGGGCAGGGTGGCAGTTGGGGCGGCGGTGGCGAAGGTCACTCCTCGGATGATTGATTCATAACTAGCAGTTTGTTTCGAAAAGATTGACTTTGCTGGGTAGTATACTGTATAATTGTGCAATACTATTGTAGAGTCAATAAAGGAACTAATGGATAATTTATTCAAAAAAGCTGCGGTTTTTACAGATATTCACTTTGGATTGAAATCAAACAGTACTTCTCATAATGAAGACTGTTTGAGTTTTGTTAAATGGGCTACTGCTAAAGCTAAGGAAGAGGGCTGCGAAACAGCTATGTTCCTGGGAGATTGGCATAATAACAGAGCAAGTATCAACATCCTGACCTTAGGATACAGTTTAGAGGCGTTGGAACACCTTAATGCCAATTTCGAATCTGTGTATTTTATTCCGGGCAACCACGACCTGTATTATCGTGATAAACGCGATGTGCAGTCAGTCGCATGGGCAAAGCATTTACCCAACGTTAAAATCTGTAATGATTGGTTTAGTGACGGTAATGTTGTTATTGCTCCTTGGCTATGCGGTGATGATTACAAACGATTGAGTAAGCTAAAGGGCAAATACCTATTCGGCCACTTCGAGCTGCCTGGCTATTTAATGAATGCTATGGTTGCGATGCCAGATCACGGTGATATTAAGCCAGGTGACCTTAATGGGTTTGAACACGTATTCAGCGGACACTTTCATAAACGACAAACTAAAAAGAACATTACCTATATTGGTAATTGCTTCCCCCATAATTATGCAGATGCTGGTGACGATGATCGCGGTATGATGATATTGGAATGGGGCCAAGAACCAGAATTCCACGCATGGCCTAAACAGCCCATGTATCGTGTGTTCCAATTAAGTGATGTGCTTAAACATACAGAACAAATGTTGCGGCCAAATATGCATGTTCGAGTAAATCTCGATATTGATATCAGTTACGAAGAGGCCACGTTCATCAAAGAAACGTTTATCGAAACATATAAACTGCGAGAGATTACGCTTATCCCCGCTAAAGTAACGGAGCTTACTGAATATGAAATTCAAGGTAACATCGAATTTGAATCAGTTGATCAGATTGTATACAGCCAGTTAAGTACTATTGATAGCAACCAATATAATCCAACCTTGTTGTTAGAAATTTATAGGAATTTATGAGTAGCATGAGGTCTGTGTCAATTGATTTTGTTGCTGGTAGTCACGGAAATTTCCTCGAATATGTGTGTAATCGATTTATCGTCGGCCACGAAATCGATTATTTGCCATTTAATAATCTCGGCGCTAGTCACATAAATATTCGTAAAAATAATTTTAGTTTTAGTGCAAGGCATTTTTCTTTATTAAATTTACCAAAACAGAAAAGTGTTGTTAAAATTAGTTTTACAGGCGATGATTTGTTGTTGTTATCGAGCGGCTGCTTTTTAAGAGCAGGAGATTCTAATATTGATGTTAGATTACTAGAAATAAATACATTTAATAAATTATCAAACGGATTTTTTAACTCCGTCGTAGACCAAATAAACACGTCCTACTCCGAACATGTATATTTGTCCAATAGCACACCAGACTGTCCGCGACATATACTTAGAGAATTTTTTAAATTCGGATTTAAAACTCCGGAATTAAACGGATTGCTAACAGATTTAAACAAATTCAGTTACCAGCAAGGCGCTAATGTATTTGAATTTAAATTTGAATATTTCTATGATACAAAAATGTTTGTACAAGAATTAAGTAAATTAGCACAATGGTATAACAAGCCATTAGATACCGACGGGCTCAAGGAATTACATTGCGATTTCATGTCAAGACAAATATTTAGAAATGATAAAATCCAATGCGATATGCTGATAGACAGTATATCCAATAAACAAATAGTGACCATCCCGTCGTTATCGGTATTACAAGAAAGCTACATAAACGGTAATTTGGAAAATTTATACCAAATTGAAATGCCGTTTATGCAAGAAAAGTATTTTAATTCAACTCATGATATATCGCAGTATCTTAGCAAGGCAATATAAAGAATGATTGGAAAATTGGGTTGGTCATTGACAGCTAAGTATCTATGATAGATGATTCAACTGTTGTTTTAATTAGCTATCCATCGGGCGGATTTGGGAATTTCCTATACCACGCCCTAACGGAGCATTCAAGTAATACTGTCAAGGCATCAAATTCTGAATTTAAATTTAATTCAATAGGTAATAGTCACCAAACTCAAAAATATACCAAAGTATACTTCAACGATCCAACCGAATATGATACAATCATTTCTGACTACCTAAACAAAACATTAATACTATGCGATAACGGAATAAACAACGATTCGTATCACAATGTTCGAAAAATATTTCCGACCGCACAAATCGTCAGAGCCACTATTAGTAAAGCTGTGCGGCCTATTGTATATCAAACTTGCATTATCAAAGCAAGCCAATCTTGTGTATTATCTGAGACCGCAGACATTGTAAAGTCAGGATGGGCCGACGGTGAAACAGACTATGCTGTGCGGGAAAACTTCACCTTACTTTATCACAACTGGATGTTTAACTGGGAGCCAATCGACGACGTTATTAATGTTAACATAGAACAACTAGTACTTGATCCAGTACAAACCCTATGTAATTTGATAGCCCAACTTGGCGGACAGGTGGTTAATAAAGTAGAATTAGTAGAATTATGCCAACAGTGGAATAAAGTCAACTTAATATACTTTGAAGTATACTTCAATTGGATTAAAATAGAACAAGCACTTGATTCCAATAATCACATAGATGTTAGTAATATTACAAGTCTGCACGAGCAGGGTTACCTTAACTATTGCATTGAGAAGAAGTTCAATGTTATAATACCTGTGTACGATTATAGAAATTGGTTTAGCACCACCGGCGATATTATAGAAATGGTAAAATGTTTAAAATTAATTTATTGAGGCAATATAACAAATGACTTTCAAAATAAAAGATCTAACCGTTAAAAACTTTATGAGCGTGGGTAATACTACCCAAGCTGTTAATTTCGATCGTAACGACCTTACACTTGTGCTGGGTGAAAACTTAGACTTAGGTGGTGATGATTCCGGGGCGCGAAATGGCACTGGAAAGACTACTATCATTAATGCCCTTAGTTATGGATTGTACGGCAATGCACTAACTAACATTAAAAAAGACAATCTGGTAAATAAAACCAACAGCAAGGGTATGCTGGTTACTATCGATTTTGAAATTGATGGGCAAAACTATCGGGTAGAGCGTGGCCGCAAACCTAATATTATGAAGTTTTGGGTAGGCGATAACGAGAAAGATATAACCGATGATGCTCAAGGCGACAGTCGCGAGACTCAGCAAGAGATCGAACGTATGCTGGGTATGTCGCATGATATGTTTAAACATATCGTTGCCCTTAACACCTACACAGAACCATTCCTTGCACTAAAATCCAATGAACAGCGTACTATCATTGAGCAGTTGTTGGGCATTACTTTGCTCAGTGAAAAAGCAGAGAAACTAAAAGAACAAACAAAAGAAACTAAAGATGCGATCACCCAAGAAGAGTATCGTATCAAAGCAGTGAGCGATGCTAACATTAGAATCGAAGAGCAGATTGAGAATTTGCGTAGGCGTCAGCGTGTTTGGCAAACCAAGCACAATGATGATTTAAATAAACTAGTAACTGCATACGATGAACTCGGGTCAATTGATATTGAAGCAGAGCTGTCTGCACACAAGGCACTGACTCAATTCAATCAGACAGTTAAGGATATCAATGAGATCAATAAGGCAGTCAAACGTGCAGAATTAGACCAGGATCGCGAACGTAAGACGTTAATGCAACTGGACAAGGAAATTGCAGCATTAACTGAACATAAGTGCCATGCTTGCGGGCACGACTTACATGACACTGACCACGAAGCACAGCTGGCAGCAAAGTCAACCGAATTGTCAAATGCCACAGTTGACTTTGAAAGTTTTGGCGAGCAGATTATGGAGTTAAAAAATGCACTAACTGAAATTGGGGCAGCAGGGGTTCCGCCTAAAGTCTATTATGATATTGAGTCAGACGCATTTGAACATCGTAGTTCAATGGCAAGTATCTTGCAGCAACTAACTAACAAGCAAGACGAACAGGATCCTTACTCCGAGCAAATTGTAGAAATGCAAACTCAGGGCGTAGAAGAAGTATCGTTTGATATGATCAATGAGCTCACTAACATTAAAGATCACCAAGAATTCTTGCTGAAGCTGCTAACCAATAAAGATAGCTTTATCCGTAAACGAATTATCGATCAGAACTTATCGTATTTAAATGCACGACTGGGTCAGTATCTGGATCGAATCGGTCTGCCGCATACTGTAAAATTCAATAATGACTTGACTGTTAGTATCAGTGAACTTGGCAGGGATTTAGACTTTGATAACTTGTCACGTGGTGAACGTAATAGACTTATCTTGTCGTTGTCGTGGTCATTCCGTGATGTGTGGGAAAGTTTGTATCATCCGATTAATTTACTATTCATTGACGAATTAATCGATAGCGGGCTTGACTCCAGTGGTGTTGAAAATTCCCTGGCTATCCTTAAGAAGATGAGCCGAGAAAGCAATAAGAGTATTTGGCTAGTTTCTCATAAAGATGAGTTGGTCGGACGTGTAAATAATACATTACACGTTGTTAAAGAAAATGGATTTACTAGCTACAGCACGGATGTCGATATTGTTTAACTTTCACGAAATTCACATCGAGGTAAGCAGCAAGTGTACATTAAAATGTCCTCGCTGTCCTCGAACTGAGTTAAAGCCAGAGCAGCTTAACCAGGAAATATCCATGGCTGAATTTCGTTCAGCATTTCCAACTGACGTGCTAGAATTTATACATACCTTTGCATTTTGTGGCGATGTTGGTGACCCTATATACGCAACCGAGTTTTTGGATATTATTGAATATCTTAAAATTAATAACAAGACAGTTCGGATAGTAACCAATGGTAGTTACAAATCGCATGACTGGTGGACCAAATTAGGCACTATGTTGGTTGAGCACGATAATGTTACATTTAGTGTTGATGGGTGGGGGCAGGCAAGTAATGACCAGTACCGAGTTAATAGCAACTTTAAAAGTATCTGCAATGGACTAGCTAGCTTAAGAGCAGCTAGTAAATGCAATATCACATGGAGCACTATCATATTTAAGTTCAATGAAGATAACTTAACAATGATAGAAAATCTTGCTAAATCATTGGGTGCTGATCAGTTTCAAACTGTAAATAGTACAAAGTTCGGTAATCGGTATTTAGTAGACGGGGTCGACCCATTGCAGCCCGTGCTGGTAAATCCAACTAACTCATACATTAAATACCAAACAAATTTAACTAATCGCCCAGAGCCGATTGTATTTAAACAAAAAACCAATGGGCATAAATGGGCAAAGTGTTTAAACTGGGAAACCAGGCCATTTATCAATGTAGATGGATTAGTATTTCCATGTGCCTGGTTTAATAGTGGGTATCAAGAAAACGACTTTGTACAAAAATACAAAGATAAGTTAAATATTAAAACAAGATCTCTAGCAGATATCGTTGCTGATCCAATTTGGGAAGAATTTCAAACAAGATTAGAACTATCCCCTTTAGAGATTTGTAAAATAAAGTGTAAGAATGATAGATAAAGTATTTTGCTCAATTCCGTGGACCGAAGTGCATATTAATGCAGACGGAACATATCATAGTTGCGGAGCACAACCCAATACGATTACCGGAACCTCCATTGCAGCAACCTACAATGTACAAAACATGACTATCCAGGAATGGATGGACTCTGTGCATCAAAAAAATGCAAGAGATGACAAGCTAGCAGGTATAGCAAATCCACTATGCAATATGTGTTATCATGAGGATGATGCAGGATCTAGTAGCAAGCGTGTGCGA